CCTGATGGACGACGCGGTGTACCGATGCGTGCCGAAGGACGTGCGGGCGAACCTGTTGTGGCGTCGCGAGGTGGTTCGGTGGGGGAACGAGGGGCAGCGTCAGGCGGACGAGTTGGTGGAGATGTGTCGGAGGGACGTGCGGTTCTTCGCGAACGCGTTCTGTTGGCTGCACGAGCCGCGTCCGAGCCTGGGTCAGCCGAGTTCGCTGCCGTTCGTGACGTATCCGTACCAGGACGAGGCGTTGCTGGAGGTGGATGCGTGCTTGGGGAACGAGGATCTGGTGATCGAGAAGAGCCGCGACATGGGTGTGTCGTGGCTGGTGTTGGTGGCGATGGTGAGGCGGTGGCTGTTCGAGTTCGAGCAGGCGTTCGGGCTGACGAGCCGGACGGAGGACTATGTTGACAATGGCAGTGATCCGAAGAGTCTTTTCTTCAAGGTTCGGTTCTTGGTGGATCGGCTGCCGATGTGGATGTTGCCGGGTCGTGGGAGGGATGTCGCGAAGAAGCACATGACGTTGGCGAACCTTGAGAACGGGTCGATCTTCGTCGGGGAGGCCCCGACGGGGAACATGTTCAGGGGCGGGCGGTTGACGGCGTTGCTGGCGGACGAGCTGGCGGCGTTCGATCGGAACATGGGGTTCGCGGTGATGGGGTCGACGCGGGACGTGACGCCGAGCCGGATCTTCCCGTCGACGTTGGCGAGGCAGTCGGGTGCGTTCGAGCAGTTGGCGTTGGGGACGCGGATTCGGAAGCTGACGTTGCCGTGGTGGCGTCATCCGGAGAAGGCGCGGGGGCTGTATCGGAAGCCGAACGGGAAGCTGGCGAGCGCGTGGTACGACCGGGAGGTGGGTCGGTGCGTGAGCCCCGCCGAGGCGGCGCGGGAGCTGGACATCGACTATCAGGCGGCGACGAGCAGCTATTTCGACCCGATGCGTCTGGCGTCGCTGTCGCAGTATTCGAGGAGGGCGCTGAGGACGGGCGTGTTGCAGGTGAATGCGGACACGGGGGAGGTGTTGCAGTGGAGGGACGACGCGCACGGAGGGGCGAGGCTGTGGTCGAGCTTCGACATGAACGGGTGCTGGCCGCGGGATCGGGACTATGTGATGGGCGTGGACGTGTCGAGCGGGATCGGGAGCACGAACTCGGTGATCCAGGTGGTGGACTGCTCGACGGGGGAGCAGGTGGCGGAGTTCTGCGATTCCAAGGTGCTGCCGCACCAGTTGGCGGCGTTGGCGTGCGGGTGGGGTGAGTGGTTCACGGGGAGGAGCGGGCCGGCGCTGTGCGTGTTCGAGAACGCCGGGCCGGGTCAGGTGTTCTGCAGCGCGATGTGGGGGCTGGGGTACCGGCGGTTCTACATGCGGAAGCGGGAGGACGAGATGGGGGTGCCTTCGACGACGAAGCTCGGGCTGTCGATGAACGGTCAGTCGAAGGAGTGGATGCTGGGGCTGTTCAGGCAGATGGTGTATTCGGGCGGGTTGACGGTGCGGAGCAGGGAGTGCATCGACGAGATGCGGTGTTTCGAGTACACGAAGACGGGGACGGTGGAGCATTCTGGGGCGAGGACGGACGACAACGGGGCGGCGCGGTCGAACCACGGGGACCGTGCGAGCGCGTTGGCGCTGTGCGCGGTGGGGATGGGCGGATCGGGGCTGAGGGCGGGTTCGCCGATAATCGAGGAGAGGCCGCTGGGTGCGTTCGGGATGCGTCTGATGGCGCGTCGGCGTGCGTTGGCGGCGTCGAGAGAGCTGGAAGGCTGGTGACATGGCTCGGCGCGACATCGACAGGCTGAGGACGGCGATCCGGTGGTCCCGTCAGGGGATGGCGCAGTACCGTCGGAAGCGGCTGGAGCTGGTGCGGATCGTGCTGGGCGGTCACTGGAACGAGTCGGCGGTCCCGGAGCGTATGCCGCTGAACATGATGGAGCTGACGCTCCGCGTGTGGTCGCGGAACCTGATCGCGAGGGCGCCGAAGGCGCGGGTGACGAGCCGGAGGCGCGAGGTTCGGCCGGTCGCGCGGAGCTTTGAGCTGGTGCTGGAGAACGTGGTGCGGGAGATGGGGCTCGGGAAGTCGATGGAGGCGGTGGTGGTGGACGCGCTGTTGAGCCCCTTGTCGGTGATGAAGTGCGGGATCACGGAGGCGGGGCTCGACGAGGCGGCGGGGTACCTGCATGATGCGGGGTTGCCGTACGCGGACGCGATCGACTTCGAGGATCTGGTGGTGGACCTGTCGTCGAACTCGTGGGAGTCGATGCAGTACGTCGGGAACCGGTATTCGCTGCCGAAGGGGTCGGTGCTGGGGTCCAAGATGTTCAAGGTGACGGAGCGGGATCTGTCGGAGACCGAGAACCAGACGTTCTACGACGAGTTCGGGGTGGAGCGGACGCAGGATCTGTCGAAGCAGGGCGTGGGGTGGTCGAGCGACCGGTACGCGGAGCCGATGGTGGGGCTCTACGACATCTGGATGATGCGGGACCGGTGCCTGTACACGTTCCTGTGCGACGACGGCGGTCAGGTGATCGGGTCGCCGATCGCGGAGCGGGAGCTGGACTGCCCGGAGGACGGTCCGTACGTGCCGCTGTGGTTCGGGAAGGGGAAGTGGCTCATGGGCTTGTCTCCGCTGGCGAACCTTCGGGATCTGTCGGACGCGATGAACCAGACGTTCCGGAAGCTGATGAGGCAGCAGGCGCGGCAGAAGGTGCTGGGCCTGGTGCAGATGGGCAACGAGAAGGACGCGGCGAGCATCAAGGACTCGTCGGACGGGGAGCTGGTGCCGGTCGAGCGCCCGGACGCGGCGCGGGAGATGAAGTTCGGCGGGATCGACCAGGCGAGCCTCGCGTTCGCGATGAACCTGCGCGACAACTTCAGCTTCATGGCCGGTAACTTGGTGGCGCAGGGCGGATTGGGCGAGGTGGCCGACACGCTCGGACAGGACGAGATGATCCGTGCGAGCGCGAGCCAGACGATCGCGGACATGCAGGGCGCGGTGGTGGCGTGGGCGAAGCGGATCCTGACCCATGTCGCGACGTATGTCTGGTACGACCCGGTGCGGACGTACATGGTGGAGAAGGAGATCGGGGGATCGGGGATCAGGATTCCGGTGGACGTGCGGCCCGAGGACCGCGAGGAGGCGACGTGGATCGAAATGAATCTCGACATCGTGCCGGGGTCGATGCAGGAGGAAAGCAACGCGCAGAGGCTGAAGAGCCTGATGTTGGCGTTGGACAAGGCGGCGTCGATGTACCCGGCGGTGCAGGCGCAGGGGCTGATGGTGGACGTGAAGGGTGCGTTCGACCGGATCGCGGACCTGGCGAACAACGAGGACATCAGGGATCTGCTGGTGCCGGCGGGGATTCCGCCGGTGCCGCCGGGTCAGGAAAGCGGAAGCCCAAGCGGGGGAAGCGAGGAGGGCGGGGCTCCACCTGGGCAGATGACGCGGGGCGCTCCGCTGGGGAACCGGACGCGACGCGAGTACGTGAGGAAGAGCGTCTCGACTGGGGGGACGCCGGAGGCGAGGTCGAACGTGCTCCAGCAGGTGCTGTCGGGGGGCGGGGTGACGCAGCAGCAGGCGGGGATGGCGTCTCGGAGCGGCTGAGGTCGTTCCGGGTGATGTGCCAACACGGGCAGTTCGGCGCGATGGACATGCTCCGGAGCCGTGCGACGGCGGAGGAGCGGCAGGCGATGGTGGCGATCGAGCGCGAGGAGCTGTACGCTCCCGGCTGACGGACCAAACTCCTCTCTGAGAGGCCGGGCACGCATGGATGCGGCTCGGCCTTTTTCATGCGCTCACAGGAAGCGTGACGCCTGCCGATAAGGTGGGACATGCCGAGGTACTGCTATCGGACGGACGATGACCAGCCGGTCGAGCTGGCGATGTCCATGTCGGAACACGCCGAGCGCGAAAGGGACGGGCAGATCGAGGACGGCGGGCGGATTCTCTACCGGGACTTGCGGGCCGAGTGGTCGCGTCCGGGCGGGAACGCCTTCTGCGGCGCCGAGTGGCCGATGGAGTCCAGCGCCCTCGGCGTTTCCCCGGAGGAGATCCCCGCCGCGATGGCCGACGCGCGCAAACGTGGCGTGAACCTCAACTTCGGACGAGACGGCCGCGCGATCCTCGACAACGCGGCGCACCGTCGTAAGGCCATGAAGGCATACGGGTACATCGACAAGGAAGGCTATAGCTGATGGACGACAAGGAATACATGGCGGATGTCGAGTCAGGTCTTCTGGAGCGTGCGGTTCGCCCCGAGACGGAGGCGGACAAGGCGGCGCGGGATCGCTTCGACATCTCGGAGCCCGTGTCGCAGGTCGACGACGTGGAGTTCGAGGAGGGGGACGAGACTCCCGTCCCGGAGGCCGCGCAGTCGGCGATCGAGCAGGCGATGCAGTGGGGGTTCTCGCCGGACGAGGCGAAGGTGCTCGCGCTGAACGGGCTCGTGACGCGGATCGGGACGATGCGGGAGGGGTTGAGTTCGCCGGGCAAGGAAGCCGGCAAGGCGGACGCGAAGGAACACAGTCGGGGCGACGGGACGACCGCAGATCCAGACACCGGCGGGACAGGGACCGCCGACGGGGATCTCGCGACGATGGTCAAGTCGCTCCAGAGGGAGCTTGCCGAGGTGAAGGCCCATGTCGGGCGCGTCCCTGACGCGATCGACGACCACATCATCGCCTCGGGGCATGGCTCGACGTTCGGCGACGGCCGCTTCGTCGATCCGGACAGCGCGCACGCGGACAACCGCCGAGCCGTCCGGGAGCATGTCGAGACCCTCCGCGCCGGGATGAAGGCGCAGGGGAAGGCGGTTCCGCCGGATGCGGAACTCGTCAGGCGCGCGATCGCCATGCAGTTCGGGTCGCTCCCGAAGGACGCCCGATCGGCGGCGATCGCCAAGAGACAGTCGAATTTCACCGCGCGCGCGTCGGCGGTGCGGGAGCCCGAGATGCCGGAGGGTCCGGAACGGGCGTACGCATCGGTCGGCGCGAAGCTGCGGTCCTACAAGAAGTGAGGTAGCACATGCCTTTGCAGGCAGACCAGATCAACGATCTCATCACCACGACCCTGCGCGACCTCGGTCGCCTGAAGTGGACGGACATCATGTCCAACCTTCAGGAGCACATCGCGCTCCCCCGCATCCTCGACAAGAAGAAGGTCGGGTTCTCCGGCGGGTACGGCATCCAGTGGAACGTCCAGAGGCAGACGTCGGGCAACGCCCGCATGACCGGCCTCTACCGCTCCAACGACATCAACGTCGGCGACACGATGACCACGGCGAACGCGCCGTGGCGCCACGTCACCAGCGGGTACGTCTTCGACAAGAACGAGTTCCTGATGAACTCGTCGAGCGAGACCCGGATCGTGGACCTCGTCAAGACCCGCCGCGCGGACGCGCTCGTCGCGCTGGCGGAGCTGATGGAGGTGCAGTTCTGGGGCAAGCCCGGCTCGGCCGACGACGAGAACATGTGGGGCGTGGGCGTGTACATCGTCTACGACAACTCGGCGACGGCTGGCACGTTCGCGCTGAACACCGGGCTCCCGACGGGATTCACCACGGTCGCTGGCATCAACCCGGCCACCGTGACCCGATGGGCAAACGGCTCGGGCAAGTACTCGACGATCGACACGACCGGCGCGGACACGAACCTCATCACGCTGTGGCGCAAGGCGATCCGGAAGTCCGGGTTCAAGAGCCTGCCGGCGGCGGGGGTGCCCCAGTACGCGGCCGGGTCGCCCCGATACGAGTTCTTCGTGAACGAGGCGACGATCAACAAGCTCGAATACGTCCTGATGCAGCAGAACGACAACCTCGGCAAGGACGGCGCGCCGATGGACAACCAGGCGACGTTCCACCGGATGCCGGTGATCTACGCGCCGTACCTGGACCTCTGCAACCAGAACCCCGTGTTCGGGCTCGACTGGAACTCGTTCCAGCCGGTGTTCCTCGAAGGCAACTACATGGCGGAGACGACCATCGGCATCGGGCAGAACGCCCTCCAGCCGCTCGTGTCCTCGACCTCGATCGACACGACCGTCAACATCCGCTGCACCGACCGCCGCAAGAACTTCGTGCTCTCCGACTCGGCGAGCGCGATGTCGTTCTCGGCCCTCACCAGCTAAGGAAGGAAGAACATGTCCCATCCCATCAAGTACAACGCAAACAGCATCCTCTTCCCTCCGGACGCCCTCGCCCCGGCGGCGGTGAGCGTCGACATCGACCACATGTGGGTCGTCGGCACGACCGCCGACGCGGCGAAGCCGAAGTGGGTCGGCCGCGCGGAAGGCGCGTCCAACTCGGGCGCTCTCGCGGCGGCGACCGCGACCGTCGCCGGACACCCCGGCGTCGTCACGTCGACCCCCGGATCGACCTCGGGCGCTCGCATCCAGATGGAGGTGGCGCACTTCATGCCGTCGGACACCCGTCCGATCACGATGGAGGCGTACATCAAGTTCGTCACCGCAGGCACCTACTTCATCGGTTGGTGCCAAGTGATCGCGGACCAGAACGCGACAGCCACGTCGTCCGGCCTCGCATCGAGCGTCCACGGCGCTGGCGTCCTGCTCCAGTCCGACGACTACATCGACGTCGTGGCGTCCGACGGCACGACCGCATCGACCACGCTGACCAACCAGAAACTGCTCACCGCAGGCACCTGGTACCGGATCGGCGTCAAGACGTGGCCGACCGTCAGCCGCATCTACGTCGACGGCCGCCTCGTCTCCGAGATCACGCACGCGACGCTCGCGGCGAAGGCGATGACGCCTCTCGCCGGAACCTGCGGCGCTGGCGCGACCAAGATCCTGTCGGTCGACTACATCGGCACGATGGTCGAACTCGGCTGATCCACTTCCCACCGCTCGGCCTCGCCTCGGGACACCGGGGCGGGGCCTTTTTCCAAATCCAAGGAGACACCATGCTCGCATCGAATCTGCTCGCGTCGCTCGCCATCGCCCTTTCGCCCGTCGCCCAGGACGCCCCGCTCCCCGTCGTGGACGTCAAGCTCCACGCCTACGGCGTCGAGATCATCTCGGCGTCGTCGTCGGAGTACGAGGCGCTGACGCTCGTCACGGACCCGGTGGAGTTCGCCTACGCCGACGGGATGACGCTCCTCGACTGCGCGAACGTCGCGACGACGACGTGCGGGACGGCGGGCGTCGCGTGGGTGCGTTTCCGCATCAACTCGCAGACCGGCGAGGAGTCGTGCGAGTTCGGGTGCAACACCACGGGCACGGGGGGCTGACATGACGTCAGCGCCGATCCACCACAATCTCGCGCATGTCCTGATGAATGCCTTCACGAAGAGGAAGGCTGCGGTCATCCCGTCGGAGTCCGACGACGCTTCGTCGGGGAACGGCGATGACATGCAGACACCGAGCATCAAGCCAACGCGGGGCGGGTTCACGATCTTCATTCCGACGCCCGTGGCGTGGCTGATCATCGGCGCTCTGCTCTTCGGGCAGCCGTTCCTAACGACGTGGGCGCAGGGCGCGATCGGCGGCGGCGGACAGGCGAACGCGAAGGCGATCGAGGAGGCCGTCTCGAAGGCGATGGACCCGATCCGGCAGGAGATCGCCACGATGAAGGCCGACATCACGCTCCAGTTCAACGCGATGGACGTCCGCCAGACCAAGCTGGAGCGCGCGAAGGCTCCGAAGGAGACAGCGAAGCCTTGAGCTGCGTCGCGCTCCATCACGGCGATTGCCTCGACGTTCTGCGCACGCTGGACGACTCCAGTGTTCACTGCTGCGTCACGTCGCCCCCGTACTACGGCCTTCGCGACTACGGATGCGAGGGTCAGATCGGACTCGAAGAGACGCCAGATGCGTACGTCGCCAAGATGGTCGATGTGTTCCGCGAGGTTCGCCGGGTGCTGCGCGACGACGGGACGCTGTGGTTGAACCTTGGGGATAGCTACGTGGCTTCGGCCTGCGGCGTGAAGGAAGGCGGCGTCTCCAAGAAGTCTGGCTTACACGGCGCGAACCGGGGCGAGACCTACCGGGCGACGCTTGCCGCGGGGCACGGGCATGCGGTGGACAAGACGCGCTTCGGACTGCCACCGAAGAATCTCATCGGCATCCCGTGGCGCGTCGCCTTCGCGTTGCAGGCCGACGGATGGTGGCTGCGTCAGGACATCATCTGGCACAAGCCGAACCCGATGCCAGAGAGCGTGCGCGACCGCTGCACGAAGGCGCACGAGTACGTGTTTCTGATGGCGAAGGCGGAGCGGTACTACTTCGACGCGAAGGCGATCAGTGAGGAACTCAAGGAGAGCAGCGTCAAACGCAATCAATCTGGCTGGAACGGAAACGAAGAACGCGGATACGTCAATGGACCGCAGAACCACATGAGCAAGTATCTAGGCAGTGAGGCGGCCAAACAAGCCACACACCGAAACCGCCGCTCAGTCTGGACCGTCTCGTCGCAGCCGTTCAAGGGAGCACACTTCGCCACGTTCCCGCCGAAGCTGATCGAGCCTTGCATACTTGCCGGATGCCCGGTTGGAGGTACGGTCCTTGACCCGTTCGGGGGCAGCGGCACGACAGGAATGGTCGCGATCAAGCATGGGCGCGCGGCCACGCTGATCGAACTGAACGCCGAGTACGTAGAGATCGCCAAGGAGCGCATCGGCGATTGCCAGTCACAAGCCATGCTGGAGTTCTCGTCATGAGCCGCGTTGCGCTCCATCACGGGGACTGTCTGGAGGTCCTGCGGACGCTGGGCGATGCCAGCGTGGATGCGGTCGTGACCGATCCGCCGTACGGCCTGTCCTTCATGGGCAAGCGTTGGGACTACGACGTGCCGAGCGTTGGCGTGTGGTCGGAGTGCCTTCGCGTGTTGAAGCCGGGCGGTCACCTGCTGGCGTTCGCCGGGACGAGGACGCAGCACCGGATGTGCTGTCGCATCGAGGACGCCGGTTTCGAGATCCGCGACATGATCGCGTGGGTATACGCCACCGGATTTCCGAAAAGTCTGGACGTGTCGAAGGCGATCGACAACGCTGGTGGTATGTCTCCGAAAATGCAGTCGCTTCTGCTGCGAACCAAACGAAACGCATCGGGGCTTTCTCGTGAACACGTCGCTCGGTCCATCGGATGCACTACGTCAAGCGTGCGGGATTGGGAAGAAGGGCGCGCGCGAGCAGCAGGTGGACCAGTAGAGTTCATCGTTCCTAGTGCGGTTTATCGAACCAAGTTAGCTGACTTGCTGGGATACAGCGAAGATGAGCGTCGGTTGATCGGCTATTCGACCGATCGTAGAGGCGACGGAAGTGTCTATGGTGTAGGGCACTCGGGCGAATTGCGTTCTGGTGGACACACCGACGCCGCCCGCCGTTGGCACGGCTGGGGCACCGCCCTCAAGCCCGCGTTGGAGCCGATCACCGTCGCCCGCAAGCCGCTCGTCGGCACCGTCGCGGAGAACGTGCTCACGCACGGGACAGGGGCGTTGAACGTGGATGGGTGTAGGGTTGGAGCGGAACCATCAAGGCCTCTTGTTGTGAGCAATCGGAGGAACGGGAACGGCGTATACCGAGACGGCCTACAAGGCAGCGTGTGTGCTGGTACCACGGATCAAGGAAGATGGCCTAGCAATTTGATCCACGACGGGAGCGAGGAGGTGCTGCGGTGCTTCCCGGAGAGCAACGGCAGCGGACCCTCACGCACGCTAAAACGAGGCGATCGCGTCGATGGAGACGGATGGGGAATGGCTGGAGAGGCTGGGCACCTGCGAGACGCTGGAACAGGCTCCGCCGCCCGCTTCTTCTACTGCCCGAAGGCGAGCAAGCAAGATAGGAATTGCGGGCTTGACGGTATCGAGATAGTTACCGTACAATGCTCTTCATGGGAAAACGAGGACCAAAAAGCACGGCTCCGGGTGGATACGGCACGATCAATCCCAAGGGTTATCGGCGTGTCTGGTGCTCCGTGCAACGACGTGGCCGCATGGAACACGTTCTTGTTTGGGAGCGGCACAATGGGCCAGTGCCACAAGGGCAGCAGATTCACCATCGAAACGGTGACAAGCTCGACAATCGAATCGAGAACCTTGAGCTGGTTGATGCGCTGCGGCACAAGCGGATCCACAGCGGTTGCCAAGTTCGAGACGGCGAGTGGTGGAAGCCTTGCCGAAAGTGCGGTGACGAGCGTCCCGTGTCTCACTATTACAAGCGAGTGGACGGTATCTCCCCGTGGTGTCGAGCGTGCTGCATCGCCAACGCAGTGGAAAATAAGCGGAAACGCCGGGCAGCCGTGTGACCATCCAACTGTCAAGCCCACCGACCTGATGCGCTACCTCTGCCGACTCGTCACGCCGCCGAACGGCGTTGTGCTCGACCCGTTCATGGGCAGCGGAAGCACGGGCAAGGCAGCGATCGCCGAGGGCTTCCGATTCATCGGCATCGAACGCGAGGCCGAGTACGTCGAGATCGCTCGCGCCCGCATCGGGCAACCGACCGAAAATCTTTTCGAGGTATCAGCATGATCCGAATGGCACTCTGCGGCCTCGCCGCGCTCACGGTGTTCCTTTCTGGCTGCGGCACGACTCCAACGGCTCGCTGGACGAGCACGGCGGAGGGTTTCAACGCAGCGAGAAAGGTCGTCCTCTCGCTCCACCAGAACGACGTCATCGACGACAAGACGCTGATCGACCTCGACAAGGTCGAGAAGGTCGGGCGCGGGGCGCTCGACGTGGCCTACACCCAGCTTCCCGACGGCGGCGACCAGTTCGAGGACTGGCTCGACATCGCCAAGGGCAGCCTGACCGAACTCGCCAAGACCTACGAAGGGGGCACGAAGTGAACGCAGACCTCATCATCCCGCTTGTCGTTGCAGGGCTCGACGCTCTGACCGCGCTCGCCGCGAAAGGCGAGGTCACTCCAGAAAAGCTCGCCGATGTGAAGTCCCAGTACAACGCCATCGGCGGCGACTGGGACGCGGACGTCGACAAGGCGAAGGAACGCATCGGCTAAGCAGCCAGACCATCGTCTCCTTGCGACCGGCCGTACCAGCATGGCGTTGGGCGGCCGGTCCTTTTGTCGGCGGTCACGCCGCGCGACCATGCGGCCGATATCTGGAACGTGGCACAGTCGACGCTCAACCTCACCACGGCGGAGCTTCAGTCGTTCGTCGCGCGGTTCTGCGGGATGAGTTCGACGACGTACTCCTCGCTGTCGGCGTCGGAGCAGGCAGAGGTGGACCGCTTCGTGCGGGCCGGTCTCAGGCGATTCTACGCGCCGCCGCCGCTCCCCGGCGAGAAGGTCGGCCACCAATGGAGCTTCCTCTCCCCGCGCGGGTCGATCCTGACCGTCGCGGACCAGGTGGCATACGACCTCCCCGACGACTTCGGCGGGATGCTGGAGGGGTCGCTGACGTGGCCGAGCGATTACGCGGACTGGGAGCCGGTGCGGATCGTCTCGGACTCGCAGTTCCGGAAGGCGATGCAGCAGAACGAGACGGGCGCGAGGACGCGGATCGCGACGATCCTCCCGAAGTCCGACGAGGACGACACGAACGCGGACGGGGTGCCCGACATCCCGACGGCGTTCGAGATCCTGCTCTACCCCGCGCCGCAGGACGACGACATCGTTCTGTCGTTCCGCTACTACTGCGTTCAAGACGCGGTGACGAGCGGGATCAACCCCCCCGGCGGCGCTCTGCACGCGGACACGATCATCGCGGCCTGCCGGTACGCGGCGAGCGAGCTGGCGGAGCCGAAGATGGTGCAGTCCCACCAGGCGGTGTTCATGGAGAGGCTGTCCGCGAGCGTCGCGATCGACCGGCGGACGACCTCGGTGACGACCTACGGCTACAACGGGGACCGCAGCGACACGCCGTGGCTGCGGAAGCCCTATCCCAACGTGACGGTGAACGGCGTCCAGTACTGACAACCCAATACATAGGAAAACGAAGCGATGTCCCCCCACAATCTGCTCAACTGGCTCCAGTCCATGCTCGGTTTCGGCGGTCGCCTCATGGTGTGGTCGACGGCCGCGCCGTCCAACAGCGTCGCCGGATACGCGGGCGGCTGCATCTGGATTCGGTGCTCCGACTCCAACAGCAAGGTCTACATCAACACGGGGTCGAACACGTCGACCACATGGACCGTCGTCGGCGCGCAGTCCTGAGTGACCACCTATGGCGACGATCGTCAGTCTCGCGAAGCCCGGAACAGTGACCAGCGGCCTCATGCTCCCCGCCATCGGCGGGGGCAAGACCGATGCGGTCGGCGTGGCGCAGGGCAAGGTGCGCATGCAGGCGCAGCGATTCCGCATCGCCTCGCAGAACGGGATGCGAGAGACGACCGGCGACGGCGACCAGGCGTCCGCGTGGGAGGCCAACCTCCTGCCGAACACCAAGATCACCATTCAGGGCCACATGCTCGCCGAGCAGGCGTTCGGGTTCACGCAGCTCGACGACACGTCCAACAACGGGACGTGGGCCGTGAAGATCAACGTCGGCTCGGCGCGGACCTTCTCGGCCTACGTCGTCATCGAGGCGTTGGTGGTCGACTGGGCGCACAGCGACGAGGCGGTGTCGTGCCTCTGCGTCCTTCAGGTGACGAACACGAGCCCCGCCGACATGGAGGGGACGCTCGGGAGCGCGGTGTAGCCCATGCCCAACGACGGATACCCGAAGCTGTCGAAGTTCGAGAAGATCGAGGATGTGCCGGAGGACCATCTCCCCCCGCTCATCCCGATGCCGGAATCGTCGCTCCGTGCCGACTCGGACTCGCGCATGCCGAACGCGAACGTGCCGTACCAGCAGCAGGCCGCGAACGCCCCGGCGAACCTGAACGGTTTCGACCAGTCCACCACGCTCGTCTCGATCCTCAACTCCCTGACCCGCATCGAGCAGATGCTCTCGCAGATGGTGAACTGACATGGCCGTCGCAACGATCGAGTTGGACATCCCCGGCTCGACGCTCCGATACGGGATCGCCAGCCAGTTCAACGACTACGCCATCCGCGTCAGCCTGGTGAAGGGCCAGACGACGCAGGACGCGGCGCTGACGGCGCTGCACACGGCGCAGGGCGTCGACTGGGAGTACCACCACGTCATCCCGAACCTGCCGCTCCAGAGCGAGCAGGTGACCTACGACGGGATCAGCCGGTGGCTGGTGACGCAGGTGTTCTACCGTTCCCCGTGGAACCTCAACCGCGAGTCGGCGGCGATCCGCCAGAACTTCCGGTTCGAGGTCGAGCTGACGAACGTGTTCATCAAGTCGAGCGCGAGCAAGACGAACGGGCTCCCGTACTCGGGGAGCCCCGGCGCGACGGACTTCTACCTCCTTCCGCTCGACGCATCCGGGACGCAGCGTGCGTATCTTCCGCCGGTGGCCTACCCCTACGAGCGTCGCACGCTGAACATCATGGACGTGCGGACCTACGACACGTACCCGATCACGTCGGCGCAGCTCGCGGCGCTCGGGAAGGTGAACGACGACACGCTCGTCATCAACACGATCGGGCTGTCGCTCGCCGCGAACACATGCCGGTTCGTCGGGGCCGAGTTCGACATGATCTCGGACGGGACCGGCTCGACCGGTCGTTGGACCGGCGCGTTCCACTTCAAGGCCGTCTCGGGCGGCTTCTACCAGCAGCGGGCGTACTGGGACACGTCGTCGTGGAAGGTCGCGAACGACCTCCTGTACGAGTCGACCGACCTCTCGATCTTCTGATGAACGACACCAAGTCAACCTACGGCATGGACCCCGCGTCGGTGCGCGTGTTGAGCGCCGATTTCAGGAAGTCGTACGCCAACATCGCGGAGTTCACCAACGAGGTGAGGACGTGGTGGCCAGCCGTCATGGCGAAGGTGAAGGAGCTGAAGTACCCGGCAGGGCTCGGCGTGGCGACCGGGTCGGACGAGACGTGGTGCCTCCTGAACGCGACGGTGTCGGGCGGTTCGTTCACGACGGGCGTGACGCCGACGGACTTGGGCGACGGGATCTTCGAGTACAAGGGCGTCCCGGTGAAGATCACGGGGTACTCGGCTGGCGTGTTCACCTACGAGCAGAACGACGATCCGACGTTCGACTTCGAGGGGACGTCGGTGACGGTGCTGAACCCCCCGACGCACGAGAACGACGCTGACTGGAAGTACGCCGGCGTGAGCACGGGGGCGGGGAGCGACTACCCTGCGGGGTACGACATCCGTGGCATCGGCGAGGACCGCGTCGCGGGGACGTGGCATTCGGTGCTGGTGAAGGTCGAGAAGTACGTCATCCCCGCCGACGGCGAGGTCGAGGAGATGACGCTGTGGCTCATCATGGCCGAGCCCGACCACGACGGGTCGTGCGAGTCGAGTGGTGGAGGCGGCGAGGGGTTCGTTCCGGGGTTCTTCGGGGGCAGTTGACCTATGGCGATCACCTACAAAGACCCGGTGCAGGCTGCGACGAGCGCGACGACGCTCACGGACCTGCTGACGACCACGACGCAGGTCGTCGTCTCCACGGTCATCGTCTGCAATCGCGGTGGGTCTGCAACCACGTTCCGCATCTCGGTCGCCCCCGCCGGCGCTGCCGACGCGACGAGCCAGTATCTGTACTACGACGTGCCGATCGCCGCGAACGACACCATGAAGATCACCTTCGGCCTGTCGATGGCGAGCGGGTCGAAGCTGCGGGTGTACGCCGGGAACGCCAACCTGTCGTTCAGCGCCTTCTACGCGGAGGTCACGTGAGTCAGGACCGGGCGATCGACCTCAAGGCGAGCCGCGTCGACACGGACGCGACGATGGCCGCGAACAGCGACCTCCTGATTCCGACGCAGAAGGCGGTGAAGTCGGCGCTCGGCGCGTCGTTCGTGACGCTCGGAACGAGCGCGAACCTCGCGAACGAGCGGGTGTTCACGGCAGGGAATCAGGTCACGGTGACGGACGCCGGGGCCGGATCGACGGTGACGGTCGAGTGGTCGCCGAACCCGCTCAAGATGGCTCGGTTCTGGACGGAGGGGTGCAGCGCCGGGGACTTCTCCACGCTCTCGTCAGGTGCGTCGGCCGGCGTCACGGCCAACACGGCGAACTCGGACTCGACGCACCCCGGAACGCTGTCCGCGAGCACTGGCAGCACCACGACAGGACGATCGTCGTCGTGCTACATCGAGTCGACGGCCATCCAGTTCGGCACCTACGCATGGCGTTCGGTCGGCTGCTTCAAGATCCCAACACTCTCCGACGGCACCGAGACGTTCTCGGTGATGATCGGGTTCAACGACTCCTACACGAGCACGACATACACCGACTGCGTGTGCTTCCGATACCAGCACTCGGCCAACAGCGGCAAGCTGGAGTGCCTGACCCGCAGCAACTCGACGGGCAGCCCAACCGACTCTGGCGTGACGGTCGTAGCGGACACGTGGATCTCCTACGAGATTCGCGTCAACGCAGCGGGGACTTCGGTCGGCTTCTACCTGAACGGTTCGCTCGTCCAGACGCACACGACCGACATCCCGACCGGATCGAGCCGCGTGCTCGGCCACGGCCACAACATCGTCAAGAGTGCGGGATCTACGGCTAGGACGCTCGTCACCGATTGCTGTCTCGTCGAGGGGCTCGTCACGAGATGAGCCTCCACCGATCCTGCTGCCCGTGCGGCGACTGCTACAGGGGGACGCTCTGCACGCCGTGCATCGAGCCCTGCGACGGCGAGGCGCAGCCTGCGGAGACGGTGTACATCTCGGCGAGGGAGTGGGGGCTCCACGCCGACGACGTGCCGGGCTCGGGGTCGGGCTGGGTGATCTACGTCGGCGGCGCGTGGTACTTCTTCGACGGCTCGACGACGACGTGCGAGGGCAGGGCGTCCGACATCGACTGGCTCATCGCGTTCCGGGCCGACGAGTGCCCGGACTTCTCGGTCGGCGTGGACATCGTCGTGCCGTTCTCCGGAGGGTTCGACTTCTCGGTGCCGTGGAACGTCGCGGTCGACATCGGCGACATCGCCGATCCGACGGCGTGCGTTCAGGGGGCGTGGAGCTTTGAATTCCCCGGTTCGGCCCCGGTGGTCCTGAGCGCTGACCAACCCACATACAGCGGCTGGGACATGGACTACGTGTGCGTCGGAGTCGACCCGGTCAACCAGATGTACGGGTCGAACAACTTCGGCGGAGGTGGCGGCGGGTTGCCGTTCTACACGCTCACCGGAGGTTCGGGGATGACGCAATGCTCGGCCCCCGACGACCTCTTCGGATACACCGGATCTTGTTTCTCGGCCCCGACGACATACCCGGCGTCCGAGACATCGATCGCGGCCGATTTCGGCGCGAACACCAACGACTCGACGACGTTCTACGGGAACGCGGCGATGACATTCACGGCGACGTGCCCCACGGGTACGTTCGGGTTCGTGATCGAGGACATCGACTCCGACGGGTACTTCGTCGTGACGATCAACTCGGCGTGCATCATCCGCTTCATAGGTCCGGTGACACAGTTCGCGCACGCATTCAACGCGACATTCGCGGGTGCCGGGATCACCTGCACAGTGAACGACGAGGACTGGTTCCTCGGCTGCAAGGTGCGGGCCGCGTACGTGGGCACCGCGTATCAGGCGTCGTTCCCGTCCACGGCGGTCACGTCCACGACATCGTTCACGCTGGCGACGTTCTTCCCGTTCGCCGACACGGTGGACATCGACCTCTCCGACACCGGGTATGGCCCATTGATCGGCGTGGCCGGTTTCAACGGGGGAACGAACGTGGTCACCGACGGGCCGTACACCGGGCAGGTGTGCCCTGCCGGGTGCGGAGGAACGTCGTTCCCCGCCGGCACCGGATTCACCGCCACCGGCACCCACCCGAGCGGTTCCGGAGGCTACGTCCGCGAGCGATACGGGATCAGCCTCGCGCCGTCCTCGTGGACGTGGGCGCTCTCCTACGCCAACCCCGGCGACCCGTGCGAGCCGGACAGCATGTCATGGACGGTGACCTGATGGGCTGCTGCGGAAAGATCGTCGGCGCGGTGAAGATGGCCCGCTCGGAGGCAGGTATCGGCATCGCGCTCCCGCAGTTGACGGCCGCCCGCCGCAAGGCGTGCGAGGCGTGCTCAGACTGGGACCACGGGCGCTGCATGTGTCCAAAGAAAAACGGGAAGCCGTGCCAGTGCTTCACGTGGGCGATGACGCGGCTTCCGGGGGAGGAATGCCCGAAAGGGTTGTGGCCCAACCCGGATGCGTTCAGGGGCGTTCCTGCCGATAAACCATGAGCAATGGCAAAGCAACCGCTCATCGACGCCCCCGACCTTGAGGATGCCGCCCTTCAGGCGTTGCCCACATCGACGCCGCAAGACCTGACAGCCTCCTCCGGCGAGGACCAAGACCTCTTGGCGGTGAAGGCCGGGAAGCTCAAGCCCTACCAGGTGAAGAGCCCGACGGCGCGGCGAGCGGCCTACGACTGGTACGCCAACCCGCAGAACCGACAGCCCGTCGTGCCGATGGCCGACGCCAATTCGATGCTCGACAACGCCTTCAAGGCGAACGAGATGACGATGGGTCAGGTTCCCGCGTCCCGTCCGCTCATGCCGTCTGGCGGGTTCTCCGACCGGAACGCTCCGCTGGACATCGAGAACGTGCGACGCGGGGCGATGCGGCCAGACGAGATCCAGAACCCGGCCGTCCGGGCATCTGTCTACGCGATGCTCCAGAACGACCCGCAGTTCGCGGCGGAGTTCCGGCGGAACCGGCTGGCGCAGACCCGTGGCGTCGGCATCCCCGCCAACCCGGAGGACGTCGCCCGCGCCGAGGAGGATCTGAGGAACGGCGTCGGCGTGCCCGTCCCGGAGTACGACCGCGACGCACTGATCCGCAGGAAGATCGAGCGCGACCGTGGGCAGTGGACGGAGTCGAGGACGGCCCGTCGCGCCCGCCAGATCGCCAAGATGGACCCGCGCCGGTGGGACGCGGAGATCGAGCAGTTCAACCAGCGCCACGCCGGCGAGGCGTTCATCCGCCGCGACGACATCGTGAAGGCCGGCGGCCGTCAGCAGGCGGCCCCGAGCTTCGGGCGTTACGGCGACGCGCCGCAGGTGATCCAGCCGAACCCGATGCAGGGTCCGGGCGGTCGCGGTTCGTCCGGGACGATCCAGACCCAGTTCGGCGACTACCGGCCGCAGATGGTCTACGGTCGCCAGATGGCCGTCCCGGTGCTCCAGACGCCGAGCGGCTCGGCGATCCCGAACGCTGGCGAGCTGACGAAGGAGGAGTTCGGCGACGTGCTCACGGCGCGGGACTCTGCGGAGATCAAGCGCGGGATCTACCAGAGCGGTCAGGCGGAGTGGGTGTCGCAGGTGCGGAAGATCGACAGCGCGTACGCGGCGCTGGAGTCCGACACGCTCTCGCCGACCGAGCGGGAGCAGGCCGAGTCCGAGATCCGCCGTCAGGAGGACGACCTGTTCTACCGATGGGTGCGGTCGAACGGCCACGCGATGGCCGGAGTCGGCGACCAGAAGACGCTTCCGCGCGGCGGTGGAACGGGCGGGATGCAGGAGATCCCCGATCGCGAGGAGGAGAAGCGCCGAGCGGAGGAGGAGAGGGACATGGACTACCGCGACCGTCAGACGCTGTCGGATCGGCGGAAGATGATCGAGCGCGCGACGCAGATCAAGGAGGACTACCCGGACATCTCCGACGACGAGGCGATCCGGCAGGCCGAGGACGAGTTCGCGGGCAACCCGAGTGCTCTGCGTCCGAGGACGGATCGATCGAGGACGCGATCCGAGCGTGAGGCGAAGCCCGACTTCGACGCGACGAAGTTCTCTTCGGCGTTCAACGAGCGGGTGGAGCGAGGGCGGAAGGAGGTTGCTCGCGCTCTGGAGGAACTCAAGAAGACGAGGGAGTGGAACAGGGCCGGAGGCCAGCTAGCCAAGGAGCGTGAGGTCATCCGTGCGTCAGGAATACCGCAGGAGGACGCCATCGCCAAGAGGGCGCTGCAGGAGGCGTTCATCGAGTCGGGTGGGAACTCGGCTGACTTCGAGGCGCACGAAAAGGCATCCGAGGAAGCCCTGTTCTCTGTCCTTGAGCGATACAAGAGGGGCGAGATCGACAAATCAAGGCTCGTTTCGATCGTCAGGCCGATCGTCTACAGGCACCTCCCGGCGCACTACGACAAGATCGTCTCGCAGTACGGTGGTTCCGTTGAGTCGATCGTCGGCCAGATCGCCAACAACATCATCAAGTCCAAGGAGTCTGCTAAGTGAGCAGGGGGACATCCGGAATCATCGACCTTGACGCGCTCACCGCGCCGGACGAGGACATGCCGTCGGCTCCGATTCGTCGTCCCGACATGCCGGAACTCGGCAGTCAGCGTGGTGCTGCCCGCGAGGCGCTGCGCCCGCAGGACCGGACGCTCATCGAGGACTGGTTCAACGCATCGACGTTCGCCGCGCCGCTCCCGAAGTGGTACACGGACTTCGGAGGCTCCGCGCTCAAGGCCACCGAGTCGTTCGCGCAGTCGGTCGGGCAGGGGCTCGGCGACCTCGCGTCGTTCCTCTCCGGCGGGCTCATCGACATCTCGGGCACCCAGCCGATCGACACGTCGCACGCGCGGGAGCTTCTCAAGAGCGACGACCCTGAGTTGCGGTTGCAGGGCGAGCGGCTGCTCGAACAGGCCGATTACGTGGAGGGCGCGTCGAAGGAGGGCTACAGGCTCGACCTCAAGCGGAACCGCGAGACGCCGTACGCCGGCGTCGATCCTGACTCGTTCGCATCGACGGCTGGAGGTTTGGTCGGCAACATCGCCCCGTCTGTCGCGGCGATGGTCCCCGGCCTTCAGGTTCCGGTCCTCGCCGGCTACTTCTCGAACGCCTACGAGAACGCCTACGACGAGTACGCCGACACGAAGCTCGAGCAGGACGGCGACTACGACAGGACCACGGCGGCCACCGTCGGCGTCGTCGCTGGGGCGATCGAGGCGGCGTTCGAGTACCTCCCGATCCGTGGGGTGAAGAAGGCGGCGGAGGCGGCCCGGAAGACGCTGGTGCAGTCGGCGATGGCCGGTGGCGCGAACTGGCGACTCGAGGCGGCCAAGGCGGCTGCGAAGCTGTTGGCGACCGGCGCGACGCAGGAGGGCATCGAGGAGGGCGGAACCGAACTCGCCAACGAGATCCTTCGGCTGACCTACGACAAGCGTTTGCAGGAGAAGTACGGGACAGACCCGGTGGGCACGGCTGCGGAAGCCGCTGGCCGGATCATGAAGGCGGCTGCTGCCGGTGCGGCGGGCGGCTTGCTGTTGGGCGGCGCTGGCCTTGGGATGGCTACGGCGGGCTCAGGCGGCTTCCAAGGCGGCGAGGCGTCCTCGGAGTCGTCGCAGGACGCGACCGCTCAGGAGGCCGCTCCGGCGGCTGTGGCGCAGCCTGAGCAGGTGGCGACGGAACCGACCACAGAAGGCGTGCCGATCACCCCGCAGGATGAGGCGATCGCACAGCAGGCGAAGGCGCTGTCTGGTAAGCCGACGGTCTCCCCGATGATGGAGGTTGCCTTCGGCGTCGGCATGGTCGAGCGTCCCCGCGTCGGCGACGTTCCCGCGTCGCGTGTCTCGCGGCCCGAGGCGATCAAGGCGCTCCGCGAGGCCGGGCACATCCCCGAGACGACCGACCCGATCGACTTCGCCCACGAGGTCGCCACGAACCCGGTCAAGTACCGTGACTTCATCGAGACGCTCCGCACCCAGCCGGAACTGTCGCGCGGTCAGGCTTCGGCGCTGTTCGGCGGCGCTGAGACCATGCAGTCGACCGAGGACCGAAAGGCATGGGTCGACATGGTCATCGACCTGGCTGACCACAACTCCCCCGACCGCACGGCTGGTGCTGGGCAGTCGGCCAGTGTCTCGTCTCCGCGCCCGCCATCACCGCCAATCAACACCGTCCCGATGCCCCCGGACGGCGTGGTCGACTTCCGTAACGACCGCCTCACGCGGTTCACCGAGAACCGTGGCGACCAGTACATCAAGCTGGAGCGGCTCGTCGCCGACACCGAGAAGGCGATCGGACGGAAGCTCGCCGACAACGAGAACCCGATCGAGGTCATCCGCCTCGCGAAGTCGATGCGGGCGGACGAGCAGCGGTTGTTCCACGAGCGTCTCGGCAAGACGTTCGACGACATGCAGGCGCGGAAGCTGCGGCACGACGAGGTGTACCGCCTCGCGGTCGCGATCCACGCCGAGGAGGCGAACGCGCAGGTCGCCAAGCGGAACCCCGACGACCCCACGCGCGGGGCGGGCATGAGCAACGACGTGGCCGAGCAGGTCCGCGACGAGGCGTTGGCGCACCCCGAGTCGGCGGCGCTCTACGGATTCGCCGAGGAGATGAGCGGACTGCTTCAGGAGCGCACGGAACTCGACCTCGGCGCTGGCGTCCTCTCGGAGCGAGACTTCGAGAAGATGGCGAACGTCTACGAGAACTACGTCGCGATGGCAGACGACCCCAACGCGCTCGTCACGCTGGGCGACGCCGACGTGGCCGGGATGGAGAACGTCCCCCGCAACGCCTACTCGGTCGGCACGAAGCAGCGCATGGACCGGCTCGGGCGTCAGTACGGATCGCTCGACGACCCGAAGTCGCCGCGCGCGAAGGCGTTCTACGAGGCCGGGTTCGCGCACCTGATCGAACTCTACGAGCGAGGAATCCTCCGCCGGTCGCAGAACCACGTCCTCAACACCGTGCGCCGGTTCGCGTCGGGCGCTGCGGGGAAGCAGCAGGGGTTCACCGTTCGGTACAAGCCGCCCGTCGAGCGGAAGCTCAACCCGAAGACGAACACCGTCGAATGGGACGAGGAGTCGCTCGCGACCTACAAGCGCCGCGACGACGTGCTCTACGGCAAGCTCGACGAGCCCGTGACCGTCGATGGGGTCGAGCACAGGATCGGAACGCCGTTCTTCATCGAGGTGTCCGACCTCGAACTCGCCAAGACGCTCAAGAACGCGGCGGTCCCCGACCCGTCGCTCGCGAACATCTACGCGGCGTTCCGCATGGCGACCGCGATCACCAGGCTTGGTGCCACCAGCGGCATCAGCGTCGCATTCCCGTTCCTGAACCTCGACCGAGATGTCCAGACGCTCAACGTCGCGATCAGCGCCGACCACGCCGACCACGAGAAGCTCAAGCGCGACGTGGCGAAGTCGCTCATCCCCGCGTTCAGGACGATCGTCCTCGCTGAAATGGGCAAGGACGACACGTCAGAGATGCGGAAGTGGTACGACGAGATGCGGAGCATGGGCGGCATCCTCGAACCGTTCAAGAAGAACGATTTCGACTCGGCGCAGAGCATCGTGCAGTCGCGGTTCGACCCGACGGTGCTGTCCACGGCGCGCGACAAGGCGGCCGCCCTGATCGCCTTCGCGAGCAACACCACGAAGCCGTTCGAGAACATGACGAGGCTCGCGCTGTACATGCAGCTCAGGCGTCGCGGCGTCACTCCGCAGAAGGCGGCCGTCGCCGCCCGCAACGCCACCATCGACTTCGAGGTCCACGGGAAGAACACCGGGTTCATGCGCGCCGGGTACGCCTTCCTCAACGCCAGCATCCAAGGACAGCGACGGCTCATCCGGATGCTCCGCACGCCGGGCGGCAGGCGTTGGGCAGGGATCTACTTCCTCGGCGGGCTGTTGCAGGCGCTCTACGCCTACCTCGGAGACGACGACAGGAACGAGGACGGGAAGCCGGACGCCGCGCAGCTCCCGTCGTGGCAGCGAGACACGACGTTCACCATCCCCGGAACGAACCTCCAGTCCCCGACGATGTGGGGCATGGCACCGGCGCAGTCGCTCGGGTGGTGGATGGGCGAGACGCTCGCATCGACGATGGGCAAGGCCGACGTGGACCACGCCGACAACGCTCGCCGCGTCGCGAACGCCGTCCTCGACTCGTTCAACCCCGCCGGCGGCTCGGACGCCTTCTCGGGGCACGGGCTGATGCAGCTCCTCCTGCCCACGCTCCTCGACGGCCTGTACCAATTCCAGGTCAACAAGGACTGGCGCGGCAGCCGCATCTACAACGAGCCCATGAACGCAGCGCAGCGGGCCTCGTGGGTCGACTCGCAGCACGGCATGGAGACGACGCCGGAGGTGTACCACCGCATCGCCGACACGCTCAACACGATCACCGGCGGAGACGCCGCGTCGTCCGGGTACGTCGACATCGCGCCGGAGACGATCCGCTTCGTGTTCCAGTCGATCGGCGGTGGCGGCGCTCGATCGCTCGAACGCATCGGCGAGGTCGCGACGGCACCCATCACCGGCGACCCGAAGTCGTGGCTCGACCTGCCCGTCGTTTCGGGGTTCACCCGCCAGTTCCCCGAGCCCGCAGCGGTCAACGAGGAGTATGCACGCGAACGAGACCAAGGCTTGAAGTACCTCGCGCGCGTCAAGGCGTACAAGGACATGGGTGACCAAGAGGCGATCTTCAGGCTCGCCAATGCGTCGCCGGAGATTGCCGCCTCGGCCGGGTTCATCGAATACTCCGAGAAGGCCATCGACGACCTGCGCGACCTCCTCAAGGAGTACCGCGCCGCAGGAGCGCCCGCCGAATCCATCCGCGAGATCAACGACGCGATCATGCGCGAGAAGGCGCAGACGATGGCGGCGATCCGTCAGGCGCGCCGGAACGCTTCGTGAACCCGAGCGACATCTGCTGCGGAGGAACCCGGTAGCGCCTCAACGCCACCGTCGGGATGTGCGGCTGCGCAAGCTCCGAGATCACCCCGCGAAGCTCCTCCAGCGCCATCATCAGCAACGTCTTGTAGTGCCGGGGCTCGACCAGCGAGTCCTCCAGGTACGGCTCGTCGTCGATTTCGAGGATGCGGCTGTGGATCTCGCCGCACGCGATGCGCAGGTGCCTGATCCGGCGCGCCTTGCCGTCGGTCAGTCCGTTCGGGTGCTCGTGGCGCGTGACGACGTGGCCGCTTGGCCGAAGTGCCGATCGGAGCAAGTCCCCTAGGGGGTCTTTCCTCGTCGCGTTGCCCATGTGGGGCCATTGTTGCCTCGCGGAGTCCAGGTGTCCATTCAGGACGGCCCGGAAGCGTCCTTGTGGGCGTGGTTCCGGCCCATCTCGGCCAGACCCAGCACGGTCGGGCGGTCGCCCCACAGGTAGAACTGCGGGTCCAGCGTGTTCCCGTCGTCGGGAACCTGCAACGACACGACGCCGCACGGGCACCGGAGTGACAGCTCCTGCAAGAGCTGCTCGATGGTGCATTCCGCGATGGTCACCGGGTCGGACATGCGATCACGATGTCCTCGTCGGCGGTGAGGGTGATGGCCGATCCGCTCGTGATGAAGCGGAGCGCGACGAACGGTACCTCCCGCAGCGCGGCGGCGAGGTCGATGTCCGTTTCGCCGTCGAACGCCTCAAGCAGGTTCACCGGGTCCGTGTCGGAGAACGCCTCGCGGTAGGGTACGCCAGACTTCACGCCGTCCTCCGAGACGAGGATCTGGAGCGAGTCCGACGACGTGACGACGGGCCGGCTCGCCGTGAACCGGGCGACGAGGACCGACACGCCTCCGCCCCGCGTCGGGTTCATCTGGACGTAGGACGAGTCAGCGCCGCCGCCGGTTGCGACGAGCGTCCCTGCGGATGCGACGAGCGGTGCCGAGATGTGGAAGTTCTGGTTCTGCTGGGTCATGGTGTCATCCGATCATCGACTCGATCATGGAGAGCCCCGATCCGGTCGCCTTCCTCGTGACGCTGCCGTCGGCGTTCCAGCCGGGGAGCCCGCCGACGTTCGCGTACCCGTCGTGGAAAGCCCTTGCCTGCTTGGTGTCGTATCCGCTGGCCGGGTGAACGCCGTCCGAGTCGATGCTGGTGGCGTTGCCGTCGACGGCCCAGTCGGTCGGGATGTAGGAGACGAGGCCGTTCGGGAACCGGCCGTCAGCGATCGCGGCCTTGACCATCGTCGCCACCATGCCGGGGATCTTCCTGCGATAGGAGTTCGCCGCGCCGTTGAAGGTCGAGCCGGAGTCGGCGAGGTTCCATCCGTCGGTCACGTAGACGCGGTGCCCGCGTGCCGTCGCCCAACGGATGAACGTCACCTCACGCGCCGCGATCGTGCTCGCCGCCGCCCATGCGTTCGCCATGTTGGTGATCGCGCCGGAGGCCGGGATGTCGTTGACGACGCCGCCCATCAGGAACCACCGCACGCCACGGATGGCGCTGATCTGCGGCACGACGTTGGCGATGAACTCAGACAGCTTCGCTCCGGACAGCGCCGCGTTGATCGCGAAGTCGATGCCGGTGAATCCGCCCGTGTACGGGACCGGGTCGTAGCCGCCGGGGACCGTCGCGTCGGCGTGCTGGTTGAAGTTCTGGCCGATCCGCTGGCCGATGCACTGGTAGGCAGGGTTGGAGCCGGCGTCGGCAGAGCAATAGCTGTCGACCATCATCGCGTCGAGCCGCGCGTAGACGGAGACCGACCCGATGTGGACCGTCTCCGAGCTTGCGCCGACCGGGGTCATCCGGCACTTGCCAATGGCAGACCCGTCGGTGTAGCCGCTCTGGTAGTCGTAGTCGGCGGATCGCATCGACGTGGTCGTGAACGAGTCGTCGGTTTGGTCTTGCAGGGTGACCGTGCAGCGGCCTCCGCCGATGGTCACGATAACCTTCCATCGCGTGCTGTCGGTGAGGCTGGTGTAGACGCTGGCACCGTTCACGAAGAACTCCCCCGCGCTGGCGTCGATCTGCCAGTTGACGATCTCGTCGGTGTTGTTCTCCGCGTAGACCCTCCCGGTGACCGCCGCCCCGGTCGCGGCCATGATGTCGTGGAACACGACGTGGCACAGGCCAGTCGACGAGTCGCGGGGGTCGCAGGTCGAACCGTCCCACACGTCGGGCGTGTCGAGGTTGACGCCGTTCCCGGCGGTGACCGGGATCGCGAGGTATGAGCCGCCGGGCTGGACGCCGCCGGCCGAGTAGTTGGTTCCGACTGCCGGTACCGACGCTGACAGAGCGCCGGAGATAGTCCACGGCGATCCATACCCCGTGTGCTTCGCCGACCAGTGTCGCCGCAGCGAGTAGTCGAGGTCGGTGTTCGCCTGCCAGTAGGACTGGTCGGGCGCTTCGAGGTCGGCCTCGGGAACGACACGGACGCGAACCGGACCCGCGTACCGCATCCGGACCCCGGTGATGCCGCCGAACCCGAGCAGGGCCTGAAGGAAACGCCATCGATTCTTGGTTGTGGATGACCACCACGCATCGGCGTTGGTCGACGAGAAGAGCAGCACGTCGTTGATCCAGATTTTCACCTTGCCGTCGTTGGACGATGCGTCGGTCGACGTCTTCATCCAGAACTTGAGGTGATACCACTCGTCGTACTTGAGGGGCCAGCATGGGATGGTCGTCGCGGCACCGCCCTGCGAGAGCGATCCATTGAACGTGGCCGACGACTGTCCGCCCGCTGAGAGCCAGATGCCGGGTGCGAATCCGTTCGTGTTGCGGGTGTTCGCACGTAGATAGAAGAGGTAGTTGGATGTGCCGCCTGAGCCACCACCGGTGTCGAAGTCGCCGACCTCGACGATCTCCTCGATCGTGTTCGACGGAGGCGTGGGGGTCGCCTCGTCATAGGCCGACTGGAGCTTGAACTGAATCCAATAGTCCATCATCACGCCGGACGCGAAGTTCCCGTCCGTGACGCTGGCTTGCAGGATGGACTGGAAGCAGAAGCCCGTGCTCGACAGCTCGACGAAGCTGGCGGAGGTGACGTTGTCCGGCTTGGTGTCCCGGCGCGTGGCCGTCGACCATGCGTTGAACGTGCCCGCCTGCGGGGTGCCGCCGTCGGTCGTGCCCGCGTCGATGAGGAGGCCGCTGTTCGCGTTGGTCGGGGTTCCGCTGGTGGGCCACGCAGCGCCGGTCTCGTTCTTGAGGACGGTGATCGCCATGCCGCCTTTATCGGCATCCGGCACAGGGATCGAAAGCGGTCTCAGACGACGGGCTCGATGGTGACGATTGCCCCCGGTTCCTCGCCTGGATCGGCCCATCGCTTGCTGATGTCGCGCCCGGAAACGATCTGCGAGTCGTCCACCCAGCAGATTCCCGTCAGTGCGTCCTCGGTCGATCGCACGAGCTTCGTTCGGTCGGGTGCCTGCGTGTGGTGTCGCGGCGAGTCGTCGCGCAGGACTGGCTGCTTCTTCACGCTGCGGAAGTGTGACTTCGGTCTCGGCATGATGAACTCGAACGACACGGAGAGAGGCCCGGAGAGCGGCGGCGTCGATCCGATCTGCCTTCGCGCGTACGCCTCGCAGCACGAGCGCCAGAGCTTGTTCCGCTTGCCCCCCGCGTCGACCATGCGGATGCGTCCAGACGGCATGGGGAACGCCGACTTCGACCCCCCCGGCGCTGGCGTCCCGATGACGCGAATGACGATCATGCGTCGTCCTCCGCATCGCGGTCGTGGCGCTCGTCGAAGTCCGGCTCGAACTCCGGCGCGTCGTCGTCTGGCTCGTTCCACGGGGCGTCAGGATCGGACATGCAGCATCCGTCGGGTAGGCGGCTCATGTGGTTTACCTATTGCTTGGGTCTTGGCACGCTTTTTCGCCATGCAGCGGACACACACACTTGCCGCACAGCGGGTTGCCGCACATCAGCGACGATGACGACGCGCAACGCCCGACAGCGCGTTCTCCGCACACAGAACAGACGATCTTGCCGTGGAGCGGGCATGGCACTCCGCATGTGCAAGAGGAACACCACGGCTCATAGAAGCCGCACTGCTCATGACCTTCCTTCCGGCACAGGTCGTGGTAGCTGGCGTCGAAGCTCTTCATACGATCGCTTTTGCGAATTTCCGATGGGCAAGCGGATCGCGCGACGAGTTCGGCGGGATGGTGGGGTCAGGCATCATCGGAACCTCTCCGGCACAGGCGGAAGCGACTCAACCGTGTTGCCGTCTCGCCAAGGCATGTAGCAGACGGACCAGCACGACGAGACGAGCGTGTGAGGCCACTCCTCAAGCTCCACCACGCTGTCCCACGTCCCGCTGTGGTACACCCAGAACGTCCCGTGCAGGGTTGATTGGTCCTCGAAGAACCACCCGGTCCACTCTCGGTTGGTATCAGTCATTCTTCCGCTCCGTGAGTGTGTTCCAGTCGATGCGGTCGCGGATACGGATGCGCTGCGACCGCGACATGAGCAGCATCGTTTCGGCGAGCTTCACGCCGTCCGTGTCGCCGCGTTCCGTGGCGTATTCGAGACACGATCGGACATCGCAATCTCGCGGGTTGTTGTCGCAGATGACGACGTGCAGCGATCCTCCTAGGCCGTTGCCTGTCTTGTTGATGTAGGCGATGACGCTCGGCATCACCTCGGGGATGGTCGGCTTAGGCATCTGCGATCCCCTTGGCGAATTTCCATGCCGAAAACAGCGACAGCAGCGGGTCGTTGTTGTGGTCGAAGTCGTTGAAGAACTCTCCCGGCGAGTCATCGGGGCGATTCACGAGCCAACCCTTGCGTCCGTCGTATCGCTCGGGGTAGCAGTCAAGAACCATAGCGAACCCGATGACGTGGCGGGCGATGTCGTCGTGCACGACGGTGTGCCCGCCCCAGGCGTTGTCTCGCACCAGTGTCGTGCCGTTGAGCAATCGAATGCTCTCCGGAACCGCCCCCGGCGAGTGCCGTCGGATCGCGGCGGCGATGGTGGTGAGCGTGGGGTGGTCAGGCATCGTTGCTCTCCTTGGGTGCCTTGCGGAATGCGTCATCGTCGTCCCAATCAACAGGGTCATAGTTGCCGCGTCCCCATCGGTGCAGGCATCCTCCGGGGCATCGGTCGATGTCGTCGCTCGTCTCGAACGGTTCGCCGCATTGCGTGCAGATCCGGGCGATGACCGGCTTCGGCGTTCGTTTCATAGCACGTTTCATAGCTGGGGCCGGTGCTTCCTCTTCAGCGCCGAATCGCGCGACCCGGTGATGTGGTCAATCCCGGTGATGCGGTGAAACTCGAACTCGGCGCGGGAGGTGATCTCCTCGATGCCGTCGCCGATCTCCATGCGGGTTCCGTTGCCGTCGATGACCGCATCGAAGTTGCACAGGTATGCCCTCGTTGCCTCGGCGACCATCTCGAAGATGGCGGTCGCGGCTATGCCGAGCTTGACGGCCTGATCCGACGACTGGAGGAACGCCGCGTACTCCTTGCTGCGGCACTCGTCACGGTCGTTGATGAACTGGAGGAACTTCCGCTCCCGTTCGCTCATGGGCGTGTCGACAAGCTCCCGCAGCCGTTCGATCTCGGCGACGGCTTGGACGGCGAGAGAGTTGATCTCGGTGCATTCGCCCGGCTCGAAGTGCAGGACCTCGGCGAGCTTGTCGAGCGGTTCCTTGGTTGCTTCATCCATCGTTGCTCTCCTGCTTCGCCTTGCGGCGTTCCGCGCGGCGGGTCATCCGCTTGTGGGACTTGGGGTCGCTGTGCCCGTCGGTCGGTCGCCCGTTGCAGCCGTTGTTGCCGTGCCGACGCTGCCAGTAGTCGCGGCCGGAGTTGTCGGCCAGTCGCTTCGCTCGTTCACCGTGCGCCATTGTCGATCCTCCTCGCCTTCGCGGCCCATGCGTGCCAGTCGGTGATGCGAACGTAGATCCTGTATCCGTCACGGTTCGGCAGCACGACGGCGCAGTCAACGGCCGCCGGTTTGTTGTCGGAGTCAACATCGACGGCCATTACAAACCTCCGCTCCCCGCTCTCGTGGAGCCAGAGGGAGCCGACTTCGGGCGGGGTGTCAGGCATCGTTGACCTCCTTGGCGAGCGTCGTCAGCATGGCATCGAACGCCGCCGGAGAGGCTGCCTCGCGAAGCATGATGGAATGCTGCGTCACATGCCCGGCGTGTGCCTCGACCCGGATGTCGCCACTGCTGGGAATGCTCCACCAGTAAAGCCACGTCTTGGTGCCGTTGACGGTCGGGCCTTTGTGTTCGTGCAGGTGGTTGTCAGGCATCGCGTCGCTCCTCCGGCGGTGGCGGCAGAGGGTGCCAGTGGGTCGGCTTCAACGTTCCGTCAAGACGAACAAGGCCGTCCGGCTCACACCCCCACCAATCGAGGTCGTGCCGCTCATCTTCGCTTATCTGGTCGAGCGGATCTGGAACGCTTCCGTCGTCGATGAACGACTGATAGCTGGTGAGCATGGCCGTGAACGGTTCGCCAGCGTCTTCGCGGAAAACCACCACCCATTTGTCCCTCGGTGCCGTCTCGATGGGTTGCCAGCCGTGGTTGGTGGTCATCGCTTGCCCCGCTTTCTGACGTAGGCTCCATCAAGGCCGTACCTGCAACCGTCGTCGGCCTCATACGCCTTGAATGGATCTCCGTGGTGCGTCGGCTTGTGAACTGCTTGCCAGAACGGCGGATCGTCATTCGGATAGTAAATGATGGCACCTTCGATGATGTCGCTGGCCTCAGCTGGCTGAAGTTCTTCGATGTTTGGGAACTCCAGCGTTTCAAAAATGGCGTCGTGCCCCACTTCCTCATCGCGGTGCCTTTGGCGTATCGCCTTCAGAAGAAGGGTCCAGTGTTCTGGTGTCATCGCTTGCCTCGCTTCGCCTTCGCCCGCTTGCGGGGCAGCACCTCGCGGACGCGGATGATTTCTGCCGCACCGAGAAGAACCAAGTGCCTCTCCTCGGCAAGCCTCCGCACGACCCCATGATGATCCACGAGGATGTCCCACTCCCTCGCCTTCCGTGCCTTCTTCGCGGTCTTCTTCATCGCTTGCTCCTTCGCTTGCTGGGAATCCGCTCGTACGCCGTGATGCGGACGTCGTTGCGGAATCTGGCGTAATGCTTCGCGACGCGGAGGTGTCGGCCTTGGTAGATGGTGAACCATCCGTCCTTGTCGAGCACCTCGACCAGGTAGTACCGCCGCGGCGGCGGCTTCCTCTTTGGCTTACTGGGCATCTCCGCCTCTCTTCGCGGTAACCACAGACGGTCGCGTGTACTCGTAGGCGTGGTGCGACTTGAACTTGTCGTTCTTGCTTATCCACAGGCAGCGGACCAGCGTTCCCGACGAGTGCCGCTCGGCGGCGGACCAGCAGAGACCGTCGTGGCCATTCGACCGGATGCAGCGGCACCCGGTGTTCGCGTGTTGGATGTTGCATTGCTCACGCATCGCCGATCTCCTGTAGCTGACTCGAAGGAAGCCACACCGACTTCCACTCTCCGTTGAACCAGTAGCAGACTTGGAAATCATGGTGACCGCTGAGAGAGACGCATGCCTGATTGACGATCGCGTCCTGCTTGATGTCGGGGATCTTCACACGCTGGCCGGGGGCGAACTCGAACTTCACGTCACACTCTGGCATACCACACCCCCAACCTCCAAGCGATCGCGGCAGCGAGCACGACCAAACCGGCAAGAGACACAGCCAATCCGACCAACGGCGTGGCTAGATCCCAGTGGTCGGCCTTCCTTTGGCTGTAGATGCCACCGAACACCACGACGGAAACGCCAATGAATGCAACCAGCATCCATGCCGGAATCATTCGCCGCCTCCCTTCGCCGCCTCGGCGGCTGAGCGGGTGGAGTAGACTGGCTCACGGAACGAGCGGTTGAGCATGAGCGACTCCCGAACTTTCTTGAGGTTCGGCGGGCACTGCGAGCGTGGCTTGCCCACAGGGCTTACCCCATGGGGTAGCGGATTCGCGTCCGTCGGCGTGGCCTCGCGGCGGAGGATGTCGACCATTCCAGTAGCCTTGACCGCGCCGGGGACCGAGCTTCCGTCGAAGAGGCCAATCGCCCCGTCGATGGCCCGCTGCTTCTGTGCGAGGGTGGCCTCCAGCGTGGCGATGCGGTCAGCCATCGTCTTGAACGTGTGCCGCTCCTCTGGCGTCAGCTTCACGTCGAGTTCGTGCGCCGCAGCGGTCTCGTGCGTGCGGACCCGCAGCAGTTCCGCCTCTCGGTCGCGTAGCTGTTGCTCCAGCGTGGCTATGCGGTCACTGTCCTGCTTCATCCTCTCGCCGATCTGTAGCAGGGCGGGGATGAATGTTTGCACCGATTCGATGTCGTTGCTCATGTCGTCGTCTCCTTGTCCAGTGCCGCCTCGATGGCGGCGAACGTCGCGTGCAGGCGGGTGGGGAATCGCCTGTCAATGCTGTCCCAGTAGGTCATACCGTCCTGCGTGCATTTCACTGGCGGGTCCAGGTCCATCTCGTCCGCCTTGGCGGTGGACGCGCCGGAGAGCCACATGTGGAATCGACTCACCCTCACCAAGTGCGACGCATCGCTTTGATCTATCCACAGATGTAGGTCTCCGCGAACAGATGGTGAAACGTCCGAACAATCGAACGTGATCCCCAGCATCCCGCACGCCTTGGGGTGTGCCCGCAGCGTCTCGATGAGGGCGGCGGCGGTCATGGATCACGTTCCTTGCGGTCCTTGTCGGGCACGTTCGCGTCGGCGATGAAGATGGCGAGAATCTGCGCGGCGAGGT